GTAAAGCATTTTAAGCTAACCTCGGGTGATGAAATCCTTGGTCTTGTTGCAGGTATAGATACTAAGAATGGTATCTTACACATTGAATATCCTGTTCTTCTTGATATGATAGGCAACAACTATATGATGAATGATTATATGCCTACCTCACTGAATAATATTGTTGCGTTTGGCACGCACAATATTATCGCTCAAAGCGACGTTCACGATTCTGTTAAACAAGAGTATGTCAAATACTGTACTGGTGTCAGTGATAAAGACGATCATGACCATGACCCATTTGATGAATTGATGGATGCTGTAGAACAAGTTAAAGCAGGTAAGGTAACATACCACTAAGATTATATGGTATACTCCCTCCCCTCAGCTTGACTCTTTAATTATACCACAGTTTTTAGGTTTTGTACACCCCTAAAACGCAAAAAAGTGAAATTAATTTAATTTAATTTAACTGTGTACATTTCCTTAGAATTGGTGTATAATATAACCAATAATATATGCTAGGAGTATATGATGACGAAGATCAAACCAAAAGACAAACCACACTATGTCAACAACCGTGAGTTTTCATATGCAGTGGTTGATTATGTCAAGAGCGTAACGCTCGCTGAAAGCGAGGCACGTGAACCTCCCAAAGTGACCAACTATATCGCATCTTGTTTCCTCAAGATCGCTGAAGGTCTTTCCCACAAATCAAACTTTATCAGATATACGTACCGTGAAGAAATGGTCATGGATGCCGTTGAGAACTGTCTCAAAGCAATCCATAACTATAATATCGAAGCGGCCACACGTACTGGTAACCCTAATGCCTTTGCATACTTTACTCAGATTTGCTACTATGCATTCTTGCGCCGAATTGCAAAAGAGAAAAAGCAGCAGGACGTAAAATTCAAGTATATTGAAACCGCTGGATTAGAAGACTTTATCCACTATGATCCATCTATGCAAGGTGCATCTCATGCAGTAGAACGTATGTTCGTTGACGAGTTGCGTGACCGTATTGACAAGATCCGTACGGTGGATACAAAAGTAAAAGACTTTGCAAAAGAAGAAAAACAAAAAATCAAAGAAGCAAAGAAGGACGGTTTAGAGTTATTCATGGGAGGCTGATGAATGCCATTAAAAGAAATCTTCTTGTCATACGTTGAGATGCAACGGGCAGCAAATGATGAAAGATCTAACAGTAAAGATCCTGCTTTTGATCCTGCTGTTAGAAAGGCATATGATAAAGCAAACAATCAAAAAAGAAAAGTCCTAGACGAAATTGAGAAACTAAATAATGAAAATAGCGATTCTAAATGATACACACTGTGGCATCCGTAACTCGTCTGATATCTTTGTAAAGTATCAGCGAGACTTCTATGAGCAAGTGTTTTTTCCATACATGAACGAGAATGGTATTAAACACATCTTGCACCTAGGTGACTACTATGACCATCGTAAGTTTGTAAACTTTAAAGCACTCAACGATAACCGTGAGGTATTCCTCGACCGGCTTCGTAGTGATGGTATTACTATGGATATTATTCCAGGTAACCATGATGTGTACTATAAGAATACCAACGATCTTTGTTCTCTCCGTGAGCTTATGGGTCACTATATGAACGAAGTCAATATCATTATGGATCCAACTGTTCTTGATTATGATGGATGTAAGATCGCAGTTGTACCGTGGATCAATAACGAGAACTACCACAAATCAATCGACTTTATCAAGAACTGCAAAGCCACTATCATGGGTGCTCATCTTGAATTGGTCGGATTCGATATGATGAAAGGTGTCAAAAATACTCACGGTATGGAAGCGTCTATCTTCGATCGGTTTGATCAGGTTTGGTCTGGCCATTTCCATACAAAGTCAAATCAAGGAAACATTCACTACTTAGGCTCTCAGATGGAGTTTACTTGGGCAGATGCTAACGATCCAAAGTACTTCCACATCTTTGATACTGAAACACGCGAGCTAACTCCTATCCGTAATCCTCTCGTTATGTTTGAAAAAGTTGTGTACAACGACTCAAAAACAGATTATAATACACTTGACATCTCGCACCTAAAGGATAAGTTTATCAAGGTTGTGGTCATTAAGAAGGAAGATCCATTCTCCTTTGACCGATACATTGATCGAATCCAGCAGCTTGGTGTACATGATCTTAAGATCGCAGAAACGTTTGATGAGTTTGTTGGCGTTAACGTAGAAGACGAAGGTATCTCTGTTGAAGATACTACTGAGCTCCTTGACTCATATGTGAATGCAGTTGAAACAGATCTTGACAAAGATAAAATTAAAGGCTTGATGCGTGGTCTCTACGTGGAAGCTCAAAATATGGAAATAGCATGATTGTATTTGAAAAGGTTCGATGGAAGAACTTCTTATCTACCGGTGACAAAATAACGGAGGTCGAGCTTAATCGGTCTCCGTCGACACTTATCGTGGGTCACAATGGTGCAGGTAAAAGTACTCTTCTTGATGCACTGTCATTTGCGTTGTTTGGTAAACCACACCGTGATATTAAAAAACCACAGCTAATCAATACGATTAACAATAAGAATTGTCTGGTCGAAGTTGAATTTAGTATTGGCAGTGCTAAGTTTAAAATCGTACGTGGAATCAAACCAGGTAAGTTTGAGATCTATCAAAACGGTAAGATGGTTAATCAAGAGTCAAATGCTCGTGATTACCAAAAGTTTCTTGAACAGAATATTATTAAGTTGAACCATAAGTCATTCCACCAAATTGTGGTACTTGGTTCATCTTCGTTTATTCCATTTATGCAACTACCTGCTGGTCATCGTCGTGAGGTTATTGAAGATCTACTCGATATCGGTGTATTCTCTAAGATGAATGTTCTGTTAAAAGAACGTAACATGCGTCTGAAGGAAAACCTAAAGGATATGACCTATCAGCTTGATCTTCTAAATGAGAAGGTTAACTTACAGAGGAAATATATTCGTGAGATCAATGAAATCAATACAGGGCAAATCAAAGAAAAGCAAAATGCAATCGCAGAGTTCTACTCTACGATCGAAGACCTTCAAGGGCAAAATGCCTCTTTTTCAGATGAGATCGAAAAAAGTAGTCAAGGCCTGCAAGAAGCACTTAAACAGTCCCACGACAAAAAGCAAGCGCTCCTCCAGTACACGGCTCAGTTCCAACAGCAAATTAGGACAGTCGTTAAGGATGCGAAGTTCTATGAAGATAATGACTCATGCCCAACATGTTCCCAAGATATTGGTGAAGATCTCAGACAGCAACACTTATCAGCCTCTCGTGAAAAGGCAAAAGAGCTTAACGAAGCGGTACTTAATGCGTCTGAGCAGTCGTCTATTGTGGAATCAAATATTACAAAGCTCACTGAGATTTCAGAAAAGATCCGGACATGGACCAACGATATTACTTCTAACAATAGAGAAATCACTCGGATCCAAGGACAGATACGATCTCTCGATAGTGACATCACATTACTCTCCTCACGTGAGGGCGACTTAGGTGAAGCAAATCAGAAACTTGCTAATCAGGTAGAAGAAAAAGAATCACTTACAGAACGTAAACTTGAGATCAATGAACAACGGATTTACTACGAAGCTTGTTCAGAAATGCTTAAAGATACAGGTATTAAGACAAAGATCATTAAAGAGTATCTGCCTGTCATGAATAACCTTGTCAATAAGTATCTACAGGTTTTAGACTTCTTTGTGCAATTCAACTTGGATGAAAACTTCAATGAAACAATTAGATCAAGACATCGGGACGCATTCAATTATGCGAGTTTTAGTGAAGGTGAAAAACAAAGAATTGATTTGGCTTTACTCTTCACGTGGCGCCAAATTGCCAAAATGAAAAACTCTGCTGCAACAAATCTATTGATCCTTGATGAAACATTTGATTCCAGTTTGGACCATGATGGCGTAGATAACCTAATGAAAATCCTTGGAACACTTGAAGATGATTCAAATATCTTTGTAATCAGTCACAAAGGTGACCTACTGGATGGTAAGTTTAGGTCCAAGATTGAGTTCCACAAAGAGCACAACTTCTCAAAAATGGTATTGCAAAATGAAACCTAATACTAAATTCGAATTAACTGTACGTGATGTTGAAATGATCGAAGATGCACTTAGGTCAAGGATTGGCAGATTGTTCTGGAATCCAAGTGCTACTGCCAAGGCCGAGGTAAAAGAGATACAGGATTTACTCGGCAGAATCCACAATAAAAAGGTGTGGTATACACCAAAAGACAAATTTATAGGTGGTGGATGAACTGGATACAAATCGACGAAGTACTACGAAAAATCATAAAGAAGCATGACTTGAAAGAAGACATGTACAAAGAAGCTGAAAAACATTTCAGTTGGAATAGGTCTCAATCAGAGGCTGCAATTAATCCCCTTATAAACCGTACTAAGAAATAAAGGAAATATTATGCTAGAAACCATGTGCGATATTATGGATGCTGCCTATAAAACAAACTGGATTACAAGTCGTGATGGCAATATGAGTGTCAGACACCAAGACCGTGATCACTTTTATATTACTCCATCTGGTGTCCGTAAACAAACCTTGCAGCCAGATCAATTCAAGAAAATGGCCGTAACTCCAAACGGTCCAGAGTATCTTCCATATACCGATATTTCTGCAAATCTTGTGGCATCAGGTGAATTGCCAATGCACTATGGTCTGATAAAGAATATCCCAGAAGGTGAAGATACTCGTGTTGTCGTTCACGTACATCCAACGTATTGTGTTGCTGCTATGCATGCCGGTATTAATCTATGTGATATTGATAGAGACTTTCCAGAGCTGAACCGATATAGTAATATTGGTCCTAACGTCGGAGATGTTCCTCCCATCTCTCAAGAGTTGGCAGATCGTGTACATGAGAATATGGGACTCAAGGCTGATGGTACCACTGAATGCAATATCGTAGGGATCAAAGGTCACGGCGTGGTTGCAATTGACACTACTCCATGGCGGGCATACGAGCACGTAGAACGATTAGAACATATCTGTAAGATCATCCTGGTGAGTGGTAAGCTTGGACTTGATAACGATTGGGTAAAATCTTTTTAAAAAAAGTGAAAATAACTGTGTACAAGGTCATTTTGTTGTGGTATAATATACATATAAATTGATGGAGAGAATCAATGAACAACTCAATGATCGCACGGCTTCTGGCCAAAGAGAATATCACTGTCTCACACGGTAACTTCCGTACCGCATTTTTCGATGTGGAAAACCGTGTCCTAGGTCTTCCTTTGTGGAAAGATATGGGTAAAGATGTGTATGATCTCTTGGTTGGACACGAGGTCGGCCACGCATTGGAAACACCTGCAGACGGATGGCATGAGTCAACTGCGCAGATTCCAGGCTGTCCTCGTGCCTATATTAATATCGTAGAAGACATCCGTATTGAAAAGCTTGTCCAACGTCAGTATCCTGGCCTTGTTTCATGCTTTAAGCGTGGATACTCAGTTCTTAACGATGAAGACTTCTTCGGTATCGAAGGCAAAGATGTAAACACATTGCATCTTGCTGATCGTATTAATCTAAAGGCAAAACTACGTGGCCTTGTTGACGTACAATTTTCTGATAAAGAAAAGGCTGTTGTCGATAAAGCTTTTGCAGTTGAGACTTGGGAAGATGTACTAGACGCTTGCCGAGATCTTTACAACTTTATTGAGGACAATAAAAACGATGACACAGACGATACTTCCGAAACCGATGAGCTTGTGGAAGCTAGCGATGATGGTGACTCACTACAAGGTGATGGACCGTCTGGCGAAAATGACGGAGCTCCTAGCGACGAAAATTCCGATTCAGCTGATGAGGAATCTGGATCTTCTGATTTGGATGCACAAGGCGAAATTGCTAGAGAATATAGTGCGCTACCAGAAGCGGGTGGGTCTGAGGTAGATCCTCATATATCCGAGACTGATAAAGCGTTCCGAGGAAACGAATCATCACTTCTTGACACAGATAGTCAAGGTCGTCAAAAGCAATTCGTAAAGGCAATTGATCGTGGACAGATGGAAGAGATGCTCAATTCTTATGAGGCCATCTCCGAGCGTCGTGATGCAATAAACTCTATTGATAATGTCGAAAGCTTTAATCAAGAGCTCAAGTCATTCAATGACGATACAAAGAAATTTGTTGGTGTTATGTCAAAAGAGTTTGAAATGCGTAAGATGGCTTACCGTACTAAGAGAGCTCAGACGTCACGTTCTGGTTCTTTGGACATGAGCCGTCTCCATACATACAAGTACAACGATGATATTTTTAGCAAGGTCACTCGATTGGCTGATGCTAAATCTCATGGTATGGTTATGTTCATCGATTTCTCTGGATCTATGGGAGGTGTTATTGGCGACACTATTCGTCAAACTCTTATTCTTGCAATGTTCTGTAAAAAGGTTAATATACCATTTGAGGTATATAGCTTTACTACGTCTGAGAAGCTAAACCCTGCGACAAAAAACAGTGGACTCACTTATCGTATTCATACTGGAAACGCGTGCATCAATACACTGCTCACCTCCACTATGAAAAAGCATGTCTTTGAAAAAGCATACCGTGAACTGTTTATGATCGCCTCACGCGAATCCTATGTCCGTGTATGGGATTCGCTTGGTGGAACTCCGCTAAACGAAACAATCATGGCTTCTCGGTTTATCCTTGCTGACTTTAAAGCTCGGACACAAGTACAAAAAGTAAACGTAGTATTTCTTACTGATGGTGATGCACAGTCTATGTCTGTCGAGCAACCTTATACTGAAATGCATGAGGATATTCCTACTACAGGTCAGACTATCATGGTTGATGGTAAGCGTATTGAGATCGGCCGGTTTGAGCGTCAGTACAAAATTACTACTCAACTGCTAAGCTTATTGCGTGAACAGTATAATGTGATTGGTTACTTCTTAGCCGATTCAAATCACGAAGTTCGTCGTAAGATTTGGGATGGAGCTAATGGATATGTGTCAGAAGAAACTACGAAAGAATATTTAAAAGAATATCGTAAGAACAAGTTTATGTCTTTAGAAGATTCTCTCGGCTATGATAAACTATTCATCATCAAGGCTGACCGTAGATCTTTGAATACCGACGATGATGAGTTTGAGGTATCTGATAATGCTAAGAAGGGTGAGATCCAACGAGCATTTAAAAAGCATGCCAACTCAAAGAAAACGAACAAGATGTTTGCCACTCAGTTCGCTAAGATGGTAGC